GAATATCAATCATGTCAGAATACAGAAACAGAACTACAGGCGAAGTGAAGACACAGGGGCAATGGCGCTTAGCTAACTCCAACATGTCCCTGCCTCGTGTATGGAAAGCTGCAACACTGGATGCACTGGACTTAGATCCTGTACTTGCTGCACCTCAACCTACTAAGGCTCAGTACGAGAGTGTACGCCGTAATGGTGTAGTACAGGATGCTAACAACAACTGGGTTACAGCTTGGGAAGTTGTAGACATGTTCACTAGCTACACAGATGACGATGGTGTCTTCCACAGTAAGCTAGAACAAGAACAGGCCTACCAAGCTGGTCTAGATTCTAAGGTAGCTGAGTCTAATCGTACTAAACGAGATGGTCTCCTAGATGATACTGACTGGACCCAGATGAATGACAGTCCTCTAACTAACGAAGTTAAGACTGCATGGGCTACCTACCGTCAAGAGCTACGAGGTATCACAGACCTAGACGCATGGCCTAACCTAGAAGATGATGACTGGCCCGTAGAACCTTAAGGACACAGCATGGCAACCAAAGATACACTAGACCAGATACGACTTGCAGCTGAGAATGACCTAGAGTTCTTCATACAGCTGGTTGCTCCACAACAGGTCTTAGGGGATTGCCATAAGGAAGTAATCGAATGGTGGACAAGGGAAGATGCTAAAGACTTTCAGCTTCTCTTGTTCCCACGAGATCACGGTAAGTCTAGGCTTGTAGCATATCGTGTAGCATGGGAACTAACTAAGAACCCTACACTACGTGTCCTCTACATATCTGCTACTGCTAACTTAGCTGAGAAGCAACTTAGTTTCATTAAAGGTATCTTTACTTCAGAGATCTTTAGACGTTACTGGCCTGAGCACATACACCAAGAAGAGGGTAAACGTACCCGGTGGACTAACTCAGAGATTAGCTTAGACCACCCCCTCCGCAAGGAAGAGAATGTACGTGACCCTAGTGTATTCACTGGTGGTTTGACTACATCCTTGACTGGTCTGCACTGTGACATTGCTGTGCTTGATGATGTTGTTGTAGCTGAGAATGCTCTAACCTCTGAGGGTAGAAACAAGGTTGCTAGTCAGTACTCACTGCTCTCCTCCATCGAAGGTGCTGATGCACAGGAGTGGGTAGTAGGTACTAGGTATCACAGTAAGGACTTGTACAACGATCTGATGGAGATGAAAGAAGTTCTCTATGATAGCAAGGGTGAGCAGACAGGTGAAGACAATATCTATGAGATCATGGAGAAACCAGTAGAGAACTTAGGTGATGGTACTGGTGAGTTCTTGTGGCCTAGGCAGCAACGTAAAGATGGTAAGTGGTTCGGGTTCGACATACAGACCCTAGCTAAGAAACGTGGTAAGTACCTAGACAAGGGGCAGTTCAAGGCTCAGTACTACAATGATCCTAGTGATCCAGATAACATACCTGTAGGCAGAGATAAAATCCAGTACTTCGACAGGAAGCACCTCAAGCTAGACAATGGTTTCTGGTACTACAAAGATAGTAAACTGAACCTCTTTGCAGCTATTGACTTTGCTTTTAGTTTAAGATCTAAGGCTGACTACACAGCACTGGTTCTTGTAGGAGTAGATGCTGACAACAATGTGTATGTCCTAGACATCGACAGGTTCAAGACTGACCGTATTACTGAGTACTTCGATCACATCTTTGATATGCACACTAAGTGGTCCTTCAGGAAGCTAAGGGCAGAGGTTACTGTAGCTCAGATGGCTATCGTTAAACAGTTAAAAGAACTAATCAAGGAACATGGACTTGCTCTAAGCATTGAGGAGTTCAGACCTAATAAGAACCAAGGTAACAAACAGGAACGTATAGCTTCTGTCTTAGAGCCTAGGTATGACAACTTACAGATGTGGCACTACAGAGGCGGAAACACTCAGTACTTGGAAGACGAACTATCAACACGTAATCCACCACATGATGACGTAATTGATGCCTTAGCATCTGCAGTTGATATGGCTGTACGTCCGACACGCAACCTTAACAGGAAGCGAGAAAGCAATATTGTCTGGGCGAATAGTCGTTTCAGAGCAGGGAGTAGATAATGGACACCATTGATATTGAACACTTGATTAATCCAGATCAGCTTGCTGTAGAGATTGCAGAGAAGTGGCGGTTGTGGCATTCACTTCGTAGTCCTTGGGTAGAGAGTACTAAGCAACTTCGTAACTACGTATATGCTACCGATACAACTACAACAGCTAATGCAATCCTGCCTTGGTCTAACACGACTACTACTCCTAAGATTACACAGATCTCTGATAACCTACATGCTAACTACTTCGCTACCTTGTTCCCTCAACAGAAGTGGATGCGCTGGGAAGCTAGTACACGGGACTCAGCCAAGCGTGAGAAACGTGATGTGATCCAAGCCTACATGGAGAACAAAGTCAACCAGTCTGGTTTTGTTAATACAGTCTCTAACATTGTACAGGACTGGATTCTGTATGGTAACTGTTTCGCTATGGTAGAGTGGGAAGACGGGTTCGTTAATAAAGAGTCTGGTGAGTTCATTCAGAAGTACACAGGCCCACGGCTAACACGAGTATCTCCTTACGACATTTGTTTTAATCCTACAGCAACCTCTTTCGAGAACTCCCCTAAGATCATTCGTAGCATCAAGTCCCTTGGTGAGATCAAACGTATGATAGATGCTGATCCTTCTAATGATTACTTGAAGGAAGTCCTAGATAAGATGATGGATGCTCGTAAGGCAGTCCGATCCTCTGAGGGACACATTGATAAGGGTGATGGTTTTACAGCTGATGGGTTCTCTAATATCCAACAGTACTACGAATCAGACTACGTAGAGATCCTTACCTTCTATGGTGACATCTACGATCAATCCTCTAATGAGTTCATGTCGGATCGTATCATTACTATTGTTGATCGTGCCTACGTTATAGATAACCAAGAGAACCCTTCGTGGTTAGGTAAGTCTCCTATCTTCCACAGCGGATGGAGAAACCGTCCTGACAACCTCTACGCAATGGGACCACTAGACAATCTTGTAGGTATGCAGTACCGCATTGACCACCTAGAGAACCTCAAGGCTGATGTCTTCGATCAGATTGCTTATCCAATCCTTAAGGTCAAGGGTGATGTAGAAGACTTCGACTTCGAACCCGGTGCTCGTATATACCTAGGTGAAGAGGGTGATGTAGGTTACATGGCTCCTGATGCTACAGCACTCAATGCTGACATGCAGATCCAAGTCCTAGAGAACAAGATGGAAGAGATGGCAGGTGCTCCTCGACAAGCTATGGGTATCCGTACCCCCGGTGAGAAGACTGCCTTCGAAGTACAGACACTACAGAACTCAGCCTCTCGTATCTTTGAACACAAGGCTGCACACTTTGAACGTACATTCCTAGAGCCTATCTTGAATAGTATGCTTGAGATGGCTCGTCGTTACATGAACCGTTCTGACACTATCCGTATCTTAGATGATGCTAGAGGCTTCACTAAGTTCATGGATATTACTCGTGAGGACATTACGTCCAGCGGTATGATCGTACCAGTAGGTGCTAGACACTTTGCTGAACGTGCTCGTAGGGTACAGAACTTAATTCAGATGGCTGCAGTTAAGGCTCAAGATCCTACTGTAGCACCACACCTGTCAGGTAAGGAACTAGCTCGTATCATTGCATATGAACTTGGTGAACCTACACTCTTCGCAGATAACATCTCTGTAACAGAGCAGATGGAAACGCAGTCTAAAGTACAGGACATGCAAGCTGCTAACGAGGAACGCCTGATGGAAGCTGGAGAGATGGGTATTTAATGCACTCAATATGGATCAAGGGATTCAGAGGTGATGCTAAGGATAAACGCATCAAAGAAGTGATGAACTATCGCAACGCCTTTGAAGACCTCACAGATGTTATCGAACAGACACTACAAAGAAAACATGCTGTTCGAGACTACAGCCCCGGATGGGCTGAAAAACAAATAGCTGTCAATGAGTACAATGCTGCTCTTGATGACATCTTAAATCTTATAGACCTCAACCGTAAGGATCGAAAACAATAATGTCAATCTTTGATGAAGCACAGTCTGCAGAATCCCAACCACAGGAAACGCAGACAACAGAGACTACGCAACAAGAAACCCAACCACAGGCATCTTACTTGCAGAAGCTCGTAGAGACACGTGGTGAGAATTGGAAAGACCCAGAAGTTCTAGCTAAGGGAAAGATGGAAGCTGATGCTTACATTAAGAACCTTGAAGATCAACTCTCTCAGATGCGAGATGATCTAGGCAAACAGGACTATGCTGCCAAGCTCTTACAACAACTAGAGGGAAAGGCATCGGCCCCCACTACCGATAAACCTCTAGAGTCCAATAACGATAACACAAGTGGCACAGTTACTGAGGGACATACCAACCTTGCAGTCAGTGAAAATGATTTAAAGAGCCTTGTCGAAAAGACACTAACAGAACGAGAACAGCAAGCCACAGCTAACCAGAACGTATCTGCTGTAGATAATAAACTACAAGAGATGTACGGTACTGAGGCAAGCAATGTACTGGTCAACAAGTCTAAAGAACTTGGTATCAGTCTTGAACGTATGCAGAACTTAGCCTCTGAATCTCCCTCTGCTTTCTTTACCTTGCTAGGTGAGAAGCAAGAGACTTTCAAGCCAATGACTCAAGGTTCAGTTCGTACTGATGGTGTCGCAATGCAATCCTCTTCGCAGCGTGACTGGTCTTATTACCAGAAGCTACGTAGAGAAAACCGAAACGAATACTACTCACCTAAAGTCCAACAACAGCTTATGGAAGATAAGATGCGGATGGGTGATAAATTCGGCAATTAACTTTAAGAAAGGCCTAGTCAAATGGCAGGTATGATTTCCTCAAACACAGACATGCAACGTCTGATTCGTTCAGAGGTTTACTCCTCAGAACTCAAAGAGATCCTTCGGGACGAAATGCAAGCACAGCGTTATGTACGTATGCTTGATGGTTTCCCTGATGGTGACACATTCACAATCCCAACAATCGGTGAAACAACTGTAGCCGATTACACTGAAGATGCTGCTGTATCGTATGTCCCAATGGACACTGCAGAGTTCTCCTTCACTGTAGATAAGTACCTGCAGTCTGCTTCTTACATGACTAAGAAAGCTGCACAGGACTCGTTCTACAGCGCACAGCTTGAGGCACGGTTTGTTCCTGAGCAAGAACGTGCAATCATGGAGCACTTCGAAACAACAACCTTCGCTTCTCCTGAAGTCGGTGTTACTGCTAACTCTGCAGAAACAACTGATGGTGTTGCTCACCGTATCGCTGGTGGTAACGCTGGTCGTATTGAGCTTGCAGACTTCGCATTTGCTCGTTATGCACTCAAGAAGTCCAATGTACCTGATCGTGGTATGGTTGCTATCGTTGACCCATCCGTTGAGTACCAGTTGAACACATTGACCAACTTGGTTAACGTGTCTAACAACCCAATGTGGGAAGGTATTGTTCGTGATGGTATCGCAACAGGTATGCGCTTTGTTGCTAACGTCTACGGTTTCGACGTATATACATCTAACTACTTGAAGTCAACTGTTGCTGATGCTGCTCTCCTTGAGGCAGACGGTACAACAGCACAAGACTTCTCCTCTAACAACGGTGTTGCTAACTTGTTCTTCTCCTCTGATGCAGGTGCTAACCCGTTTGTTGGTGCATGGCGTCAAATGCCTGAGGTGGATTATGAGTACAACAAAGATTACCAACGTCACGAGTATGTAACTACTGCTCGTTACGGTGTTAAGAAGTACCGTCCAGAGGGTATCGTTTCGATCGTATCGAACCCTGCTGTATAATACTACAAGGGTGATCCTTCGGGGTCACCCTACCCTTGCTCTAGGAGAATAAATTAAATGGCAAACGTAAACCATTCGGCACTATCAGATCCCTACCTCCACGAGCCTAAGGGTGCTTCCACGGCTGCTGCAGGTGATGTGTATGTTGCAGACGGTGCAGGCTCAGGAACATGGGAAGACCATAGACGTTCTGTAGTAAACTTACATATCCACGACATCTCTGCTGCTTCCAACATGTACGTACCTATTCCCTTTGGAGGTACGGTTAGCAGAGTATCCTCTGTAATCGCAGGTGCTATTACTGGGGCAGACGTTGTTCTAACTATTAAGAACTCCTCCGCAGCAACTATGGGTACAGTCACTATCACTCAGGCAGGATCAGCTTCTGGTGATGTAGACTTCGTAAACCCATCCACAAATAACACAATTACAGATAACGACTACATCTTAGTACAAGGTGATGGTGGAGCAACGGCTCACGTTGACTGTGTTGTATCCATCGTAGTGGAGCACACCTAATGAAAAGAACACTCCTACAGATAGTCCAGAACATCCTGTCCGACATGGACTCTGAGGATGTGAACAGCATTAGTGATTCTATAGAAGCTGAACAGATTGCTTCTGTAGTTCGTGATGTCTACTTTAACATGGTATCTACACGAATGATACCTGAACACCAAGAACTTCTTACACTGACAAGTCTCTCTTCTATTGCTCGTCCTACACACTTCATTATTCCTGAGGATGTAAAGAAGATTGAGACTGTACAGTATAACATCTCAGCTACTGGTACTGACTTCCGTACCTTGAAGTACCTAGAGCCTATTGAGTTCTTGGGTTTGAATGCTGAAGGTGATGCAACGATCTCAGTTAACTCCGTTAACGGTAACGTGCCTGTCTTAATCCGTAACGACAAATCTCCCTCTTACTTCACACTCTTCGATGACGAGCATGTTGTTATGGACTCCTACGATAGTTCTATCAGTCAGACACTAACCTCTTCTAAGACACGATGCTACGGACAGAAGATACCTGCATTTACTATCAGTGATGACTTCACACCAGACATAGATGAAGTACTGTTTCCTTATCTTATTGCTGAGTCTAAGTCAACCTGCTTCTCTTTGTTCAAGAATGGTGTAGACCAGAAGATCGAACAGGCTGCACGTAGGCAGAAGTCTTACATACAGAACGACATGCACAGACTCAAGCAAGCAAACAAAAGGCGGCCTTATGGTAGACGTTGAATTCACTGTTAACAACGACAAACAGATCTTAACCGCAAGATGTCCTGAGAAGTCTAGTACAGCTATTCATGTCAAGAAGACCCCCGGTGGTTATAAGTTCTTCGAAGTTCATGTCGAGAAAGGCAAGATACCTAAAGAACTAAGTGGTAAGTACACTTCCATACTGAGGGCTAAGGATGCTATCCAGAGATACTTTAATACATTAAGCCCTACTAAAGCTGTCAAACGTGAGGCTTTCGGTAAGGACTTTGAGGAGCGGAAGAAACGAAATGCCACAGAATCTAACTCAAAGGGTAGTTAATACCTTCATTAAAGGTCTGGTTACTGAGGCAGGGGAACTTACGTTTCCACCAGATGCTTCTGTAGACGAACTGAACTGTGATCTTCGTCGTGATGGCTCTCGCCGTAGACGTAAGGGCATAGCTAAAGAAACTAACTCAGTACTGTCTAGCTTTACTGTATCAGACGCAGCTATCACAACTACAGGCACATGGTCTAACGTAGGTGGTCAGTCAGGTCTAGAGTTCCTAATCTTTCAGAACGGTGCTACCCTTTACTTCTACAACAAAGCAGAGGCTCCATTCTCAGCTAACTTAGAGACCCACACAGTTAACCTTGCTACGTATGAGACCTCAGGTGGTGTAGGAGCTTCAGAAGCTAAGTGTACATTCACATCCCTCAAGGGTGCTCTTCTTGTAGTATCTCCCTCTATCAACCCCATCTACATTGAACGAGACAATGTAGCAGAGACCTTAACAGTTACACAGATTGACTTCCGTACTCGTGACTTCGATTGGCAGGGTGACACCTCAACCTACTTCACAGACGATGCAAGCCCCTCTGATGAACGTAAGTACGATGCACAGAACACAGGGTGGAACACGGGTAACGGTGCTCCTACGGACCTCACAAAGCGTCTGACACACCCTTGGTACTCAGGTAAAGATGCTACGGGAACCTATGATGGTACTGAGTGGGATAAGATCTACACGGGTACGACACTCACAGGCAACGGTCACTACATCCTAGACTTCTTTAATAAGAACCGTTCTAGTGTTTCAGGTGTCTCAGGTCTTACAACTGAGGTAGAAACTAGCAGGTTCTCTGCTATAGCTAACTTCTCTGGTCGTGCTTTCTATGCAGGCTTGAACAGTGCTAAGAACACAGACATCATTCTGTTTAGCCAGCTGATAACTGACTTCAATAAACTAGGTGAGTGCCTACAACAGAATGACCCTACCTCTGAGCAGATCAGTGATCTCTTAGACACAGACGGTGGTACTATCAGGATTGCTGGTGCAGTAGGTATTAAGGTTCTCTACGTTATTGATGCTTC